GGCTAGTACATTTACTTATACAATGGCTCTTGCTCCAAGCGGTAATGCCACAATCGTAGGTGCTTACACCATAGCAATAATAACTCCTGTAAACACTTTAATGAACTACGCAGGAGTAACAAATCAGCAAATATTTGCTGCTGCAGGAACAGCTATATACGATTGCGATACACCAACAGCTAACCAAGTTTTCACTATTGCTAACGATAAATTTCAATATGTAAACTTTTCCAATATTGGTGGTGATTACATTGTTGCCTGTAATGGCGTAGACCCAGTAACCATTTTTGATGGAACTGTATGGTTTACGATGGCAACTACCACTACGGCAGCAACAATTAGCGGTATTTCTCGTACAAGTCCATCTAATGTGGCAACCGTCACTACTGCAACAGCACATGGTTTAGTTACCAATAACCGTGTAACCATTACCGCATCTAGCGAATCTAGCTTTTTAGGGGGTTTTGTTATTACAGTAACAGGGCCAACTACCTTTACTTTTGTGTCTACTGGCACTTCTACGGTAACTGGTGCAACTGGCACATATACCGTATTAGGAATAAAGGGTGGTACTACTGGCGGCACAACTTACAGCATTAATTCCAATACTTTTGTTCATGTAAACCTGTTTAAAAATCGCCTGTATTTTACAGAAGAAAACAGCATGAATGTTTGGTATTTACCTGTTAATTCTCTTGGTGGCGATGCTTTTCCATTGGATTTTGGTGGAATAGCAAAAAGCGGTGGTTTTATGCAAGGCATGGCTACTTGGACTCTTGATGCAGGTCAAGGCGCAGATGATTACGCTGTATTTGCCACAAATATGGGTGAAGTTATTGTTTATAACGGCACAGACCCAACATCTGCTACAACATGGGCTTTAAAAGGTGTATGGCAACTAGGTTACATATTTAGCCGTAGATTCTTTTATAAGTTTGCTGGAGATATTCTTTTGCTTACTCAAGGCGGTTTAGTACCCCTTGCAGGTGCGCTTCAATCTAGCCGGTTAGACCCTAGAATCAACATAACAGATAAGATTTTTTACGAAATTAGCAAAGAAGCAGACGCATACTCTACTGAATTTGGATGGCAAGTTATACACTTTCCAAAGCCAAATATGCTATTAATCAATATTCCCAACCCATCGGGAACTGAGCAATATGTAATGCACACCATTTCTAAGGCTTGGGCTAGTTTTGTAGGCATAGATTCAAATGTCTATGAAATCCACAATGATGACCTATATTTTGGTGGAAATGGCTTTGTAGGTAAGTTTTGGGATGGTTATGCAGATGACGGAGAACCTATTTCAGCCACTTGTCAGCAGGCTTACACCTATTTTGATTTGCCAGGGCAACAAAAGCGATTTACGATGATTCGCCCTACTTTCTTGGTAGATGCTGGCGCACCTGGCGTTTATGCTGGTATTAATACCGACTTTCAGACCCAAAATAACCTTGGTCAAGTGTCATTTCAGTCAGTTCCTACAACCGTAGGTGTATGGGATGCAGCCACTTGGGACAACTTTAACTGGGCAGGAAACCTTATTATTTACCGTAATTGGCAAGGTGTAAGTGGTTTAGGGTACTCAGCCGGAATCAACTTAAACATTGTTTCTCAGGGTATTGATGTGCATTGGGTATCTACAGACTATGTAATGGAAAAGGGTACTGTTTTGTAATGCGTAGTATTACAACTGAAAATCAACCAAAATTGAGAAGTTGGCTTTCGGAAGTAGGTAAGTTTGAATATCCGCTAGAAACAGCGTGTATTGGACAAGAAAAAGACGGCAATTTAATAGCTGTTCTTGGGTATAACAATTTAAACCCAAATTCTTGTCAAATTCATGTTGCTTCTACAGATGTGTATTGGTTAAACAAAGAATTGCTGTTTGCAATATTTGATTATCCCTTCAACAAACTTAAAGTTAAGGTTATACTAGCACCTATATACAAGGGCAATGTTAAGTCCTTAAATTTGTGCCGAAAACTTGGCTTTGAGCAGGTAGCTGACATACCTTATGGACACTCTGAAGGTGACCTTATTGTAGTCGCAATGAAGCGTAATCAATGCAAATGGTTACAACAAGGAGAAGGCAATGGGTGGAGTCGTTAAAGCAGTAGGAAGTTTACTAGGTGGTGGAGGTAGCGCTCCAGCAGCCCCAGATTACACAGGCGCAGCCAACCAAACTGCTGCCAATAATTTAAAGGCGGCTCAAGCTGCTACTGCTGCTAATCGTGTAAACCAATTTACTCCTTATGGTGACCTTAACTATGCCCAAACTGGCACAGATGCACAAGGCAACCCTATATGGTCGGCTACTCAATCTGTAGCACCTGGCTTACAACCTGCGGTTACAGCCTCTCAACAAGCAGTTTCAGGGTATAACTACAGTCCATTTGCTGCTGATGTAAACCCATTGCAAACAGGCGTTGACCCTAGCGTAACAGGGCAACAAGGGTGGGACAAAGCAACTAACGCTATTTTGCAACGGTTAAATCCTACTATTCAGCGTCAAAATGAAATGTCTGACCAACAGCTTGCAAACCAAGGAATTATGCCTGGTTCACAAGCCTACAATGTTGCTAAACAGCAAATAGCTGAACAACAGAACGATTTACTAACTCAAGCTAGTTTGGGTGGCGCACAAGTACAAAATCAAATGTACAACCAAGCTCTTGCTAATGCACAACTTGGCAATCAAGCAAACCAAATTGGCTTTGGTCAACAATTAAGCGCTTACGGTACAAATCTACAATCTCCATTAACTTATGCCCAAGGCGTTAAGTCTTTGGCTACGCCTAATTTAATTAATCCAGCACAACAACAAACTACTGGTGGTGCTGATACTTTAAGCGCTGCAAATATGCAATACCAAAATCAATTAGCTAATTACAACGCAGAACAAGCAAGAAATTCACAAATGCTTGGCGGTTTAATAGGTCTTGGCAGTACAGCCATGTTAGCCCCTACAGGCACTTTTAGCGGCTTAACAAAGGCATTTGGTGGTGGCGCTCCTGCTTCTGGTGGTTTTGGCATGAGTCCCGTTGGCGGTGGTGGTTTTGGCAGCCTAAAGTTTTAAGGAATAATTATGGCAGACGGATTATTAGGGCAAGTCCCAGCAGAATTACAACCTCAATTGCAAGGCATTAGTCGTCAACAACAAATGGCGCAAATGTTAATGCAACAGGCATTTCAACAGCCACAAGGTCAAATGATTTCTGGGCGTTATGTAGCGCCTTCCATTTTCCAGCAATTAGCCCCGTTACTGGGCGCTTATACTGGCTCTAAAGGCTTAGAGGCTGCAGAAAATAAACAGCTTGAATTAGCTAAATCATTGCGTGAAGGCCGTGAAGCTGAAAAACAAGCCGCAATCCAAGCAATACAAAAAGGCGATATTACTGGCGCTTTGGCTTTGCCAAATACTTATGGTGGTATTTCACCATTCCAAGGTGCATTGGTAAAAGCAGCTATTCCAGAAATTCCTTCTGCTGTGCGTGAATTTGAATATGGACAGAAAAATCCACAATTTGCTAATTATCAAATGGGGCTTAAAAAAGCTGGTGGAACTAACGTAATTAATCAGATGGGCAAATCCATTGCAGGTGAAGTTGGCCCAATAATGAAAGAAGCTCAAGGAATTGCTCAAGCAGCAGTAAAAACAGAAGATACTGCTAACCGCATCATACAAGCAGTTGATAGCAATAAATTGTTTACAGGTACGGGTGCAAATGTTCGTTTAGGAGCAGCACAACTAGCCAACACATTAAATCTTGGTGGTGGAACGCTAGAATCAAAAATCAACAATACTCGTCAAGCTATGCAAGGTCTTGCAGAATTAACACTACAAGGTCGTCAACAAATGCGTGGTCAAGGCGCTATTACTGAGTCTGAAAGCAAATTAGCTGAAAGAGCTATTTCAGGTGATATTAGCTTTACACCTGGCGAAATTAAACTGCTTGCTAATGCTGCTAAACGTTCGTCTGATTACGCCTATGGAACATATCAATCAAAACTGAATGAAATGTTAAAAAATCCTGATACTGCAGGTTTAGTTCCATATTATCAAGTACCAAGAATAGCCCCACTTAACGCTATGCCAGGGCAATCTGATATTGATGCAGAAATTGAACGCAGAAGGAAAAAATAATGGATTTATCCAAACTTTCTGATGCAGATTTAATGGCTTTAAAAGCTAATGACCTGTCTAAAATGTCTGATGAAGGTCTGATGGCATTAAAAGGCGGTCAACCAACCGCACAACCAACAAGACAGGTATCAGAAATACCTCAATGGCAATCAGCGATTGTAGGTGCTGGAAAAGGCATTGTTGACCCTGCATTAGCTATTGCTCAATATAGCGGTGGTAGACCTGCAGAAGTGTCTCAAGCTATTCAACAACGCATGAAACCGTTTCAAGAAGCAAACCCCATGACATTTGGCGCTGGTCAAATTGGTGGTGGAATGTTAGCCGGTGGCGCTTTATTCAAAGGCGCAAGCATGATTCCTAGTTTTGCTAGGGCAAACCCTTATATTCAAGGTGCTGCCGTTGGTGGCGCGGCAGGTGCATTAACTCCAACAGAAACAGGTGTTAGTGGCATGGAAGCAGTCCAAGAAATACCGCAAAAAGTAGGTATAGGTGCATTAGGTGGTGCAGGTGGAACTGCCATTGGTCGTGGTGTAGCTAATGTAGTAGCACCAAGACTAAATGAAGCGGCTCAAAAATTAATCGGTGAAGGTGTCAATCTTACGCCTGGTCAAATGATGGGTGGTGCATTACGCAGAGTAGAAGATAAATTAACTAGCGTAC